GGTGGAAAAAAATACTACAGAATGGGAACTCCAACAAGAGCTATCATCGCTGCTGGTATCAATGCGTTATACGGAACTAAATTCAAGTATAACAACCACAAGGTTTCAGTTAAGAAATCTGATCTAGTTGCACTTGATGCGTAATTAGGAAAAAAATAGATGGGGCGCTTCGGCGCCCTTTCTTGTTATGAATATTCAACACGGATTATTATTAGGATTTATTGGCATGATATTTTATGTTGTAGGTTTTACACTAGTCTATATAATATATGAACGATATAGAAAAAACGTTGAACGAATTGAAGCCGATAAAAAGAAAAAGACACCTTATGACTTTAGCTAAAATGAAACCACAAAAACAATTAAAAGTGGATAGAACAGAATACCAAGAAGTTGCTGATTGTATAAGAAGTGACCAAGTGCCAGCAAGTCATGTTGTAGAATACTTTGGTGATAAACATTTTTATAATTGGTACAAAAAGAAATATTTAAATGATTAAGTATTATAAAATTGAAACACAACAAAAAAAGAGTGTATATGAAAACACACTTTACAAAAGTGAAGACGGTAAAATCTCATTTGTTATGGAAGAAATGTATCGTTGGGGTTGGTGTGTAATTAGATTGAATACAGACGAAGAAGAAGACGGACCTATAGAAAATTGGGTGACAGCTGATGATGATAATGAAGATTTTGATATTGATACAGGCGCTACTGGTGTTTATGAAGACGGTGAAGTTGATGACCAGTGTTCTCTATACTTTACAAATTGTAAGGGTATCACTGTAGAAGAACTAGAAGAAAAATGGGAAGAAGAAGGCCACGACTATATTGAAGAAAACTTTGGAGATCCTGAAGACCATTGGAAGAACTTTGTAGGTAAACTCACAGTAACAGATGTAACAGATGAGTATTCTAAATGATTGATAAATTAATAGAACAAGAGATAGACAAATCAAGTAACGACAAAGATGTCGCTGTTTTACTTTCTGGAGGTGTTGATAGTTTATCAGTTGCATTCGCAGCACAAAGACTTGGTAAAACTATCAATGCATATACTTTTCATTTAAAAGGACAACCAACTTATGACTCTATCAAAGCGCAAGAAATATCAATTAAGAATAACTGGTACTGTAGAGTTATTGAAGTACCAACAGATAATATAGAAAAAGATTTTTTAAGACTAGCTAAAGAAATTAAATGTGTAAAGAAAACACATTTTGAATGTTGTTATCCTTTTATCCATTTGTATCCACATATAAAAGAAAAAGAAGTATTATCTGGTTGGGCGGCAGATGGTTATTATGGTATTAGTAAAAAGGCTATTTTACACTATGGTCCAGATAAACCAAAAACTAAATTTGATGAATTTAGAGATTCTTATTTTGATAAAAAAAATCAAGCTGGTTATATATGGCATAATAGAGTTGCAGAGATGAATAATAAGAAGTTTATTACACCATATCTTACAGATAGTGTAAAACAATATTTTTACAATATGACTTGGGAAAAGTTAAACAAACCTACACAAAAACATCACGTTAGAACAGCGTTTAAAAAAGAATTTATGAACACAAGAGTTAAGAAACATATTAATTTACAACTTGGTTCTGGTGTTGACAAATTATTTGAAACGTTAATCAATAATAAAAAAATCAATACAAATAATCGTAAGAGAGTTATGGATATTTGTAGAGATTGGTCAATAAAAGTAGAAAGTGAAGGGAGTTTATATTAATGCCAGGAATATATGTAACACAGCCATTACCCGAAATGAGGAATGTTATAAAAGTAGGAACTTTAACAGATAGAAGTACAGCATTAGCAAGACTAAAAAGTTTATGGGAAAAACATTACTATCCAAATAGTATTAAAAATGTTAGGAAAGAAAAAGTGTTTTTCGATAAAGACGGTAAACAAATAAAAAAGGGCCATTCATTATATAAATTTTTAAATAAAAAATGTAAAGAATTTGAAGAAAAAGTCAAAGAAAATTTTAATAGTAAAACAGTTGATATTATAAATGATGCTCATTTAAGAATTGTAAATAAAGATAATGAAACCTTAGGTCATTTTGATAGAAGCATTTTGAATAATGGAGGATCTGATTTTTTATTACTAAATAAAAAAGAACTAAAAGAGCTAGATATGCTGTTTGATGAAACTGTAGGTGAATTAGAAAGTTATATAAAATGATATTAGTTGATTTAAACCAAGTATTGATTTCAAATCTAATGGCTCAAACAAGAGGTCAGTTTGATGATCTACCAGATAAAGATATGTTAAGACATATGGTATTAAACTCTTTACGTGGTTATAATTTAAAGTTTAAAGATGAATATGGAACGCCTGTGTTATGTGCTGATGGTGCGAATACTTGGCGTAAAGATATATTTCCTAATTACAAGTTTAAAAGAAAAAAAACAAGAGATGAATCTGGTATTGATTGGTCTGCTTTATTTCAAATGATTGGTGAGATTAGAGATGAAATCGCACAAAACTTTCCATACATTGTTTTACATATAGACAAAGTTGAAGCAGATGATATAATCGCTGTACTTGTAAAAGAATGTTACTCTAAAGAAAAAATTATGATTGTATCTGGCGATAAAGACTTTATTCAATTACACAAATATCCAAATGTAAAACAGTATGCACCGATACAAAAGAAATTTGTAGAAAGTGAAGACCCAGTTAATTTTTTACATGAACAAATAATTAAAGGCGATAGATCAGATGGTGTACCAAACATATTAAGTGCTGATGATGTATTTGTAACGGGTACTAAACAAAGACCTATAAATAAAAAGAGATTAGAGGAATGGACGAATATAGAAAACATACCTCTTGGTTCAGAAACTAAAAAGTATTATGAACGAAATAAGAAATTGATTGATTTGGACGAGATTCCAAGTCTTATATATAATGATATAAAGAGTAAATATATAAATTATAAAGTAAATGATAGGACGCTATTGTTAAGTTACTTTATAGAAAACAAACTGAGATCATTGATTGAAAATATAAATGATTTTTGATAACATGCATGGAGAAATATAATGGCAGACAATCCAAATCTGATTTCTAAAAAAGCAATGACTGCGATGGCGGCAACGTCTGGTTCAAGTAACTTGCTAATAAGTGAAATCTTTACAAAGATTAATAACGCAAAAGACAAACCTAAAAAGATTGAAATTTTAAAGCAAAACGATAAACCTGCTTTAAGACAAATTCTAAAAGGTGCTTTTGATCCAAAAATAGAATGGGAATTACCAGAAGGTATCCCACCGTATATTGAGAATGATGTACCAGCGGGTACAGAACATACACTTTTAATAACTGAAGCAAAAAAACTATGGCATTTTGTTAAGGGCGCTGATAAGGCAACCAATAAACTACAAAAAGAAACTATGTTTATTCAGATGTTAGAAGGATTACATAAAGACGAAGCAAAAGTTTTATTAGATATGAAGAATAATACACTTAATAAAACTTATAAAGGTTTAACCGCTGATATGGTTAAAGAAGCCTTTGGTTGGAATGACGATTACGTTACTCCATAGAATCACATAAAATAAAGGGTGCGACATCTAATGTTCACCCTTTGTTCCCTCCAAAATCAAGTAAATACTCGCAAAATACCTGTTGACAAACACCTCTTTTTAGTGTATATTATAAATATGAAAGAGAGAAAATTATATTATGCGTAAATTTTTGATAACAATTATAGTATTGAATACTATGATTTGGTTTGGACTATCTAGTCTTGCTAAATCAGATGAATATAACAAGGCAGTTATTGGTCATGTTATAACAGAAACAATTAGAGGTACCGACATGGATCACCAGAAATTGTTAGAATCTGAAATGAGTAAAATGGGACATCAGTTTGCTATTCAAATGGTGTCTATACTGCAACAACACTTACCTTACATTATGGACAATGTAATGACACAATTAAGACTTGAACTTGATAAGACACATAAGTGCCTATTATTAAAAGGAAGTAAAATTGAAGACAAAGAGTGCCAAAATGAAAGTCAACAATAACATGAGAGTTAAAAAAATTCTCAAGCGTGAACTTGCGAGTCGTAAAAAGTACAAGACAACTTACAAAGATATTAAAAAGTATTTT